TACTTAAATATTATAGAATCTGCAGATCAGATATATAATGAAAAAATTAATTTATTCGAAGTGGGCGATGATATTCCTCAAAACATCTACGAAGAAATGGAAAGTTTTATAGAAGAGCGCGGCAATAATCCAGTCGACGAGTTTGGAATGATGGGGCCTCATGAAAAGATAAATGATATTTATGGCTCTTTGTTGAGGCCAGGAAATATAACCGTTATCGTAGCTAGGTCTGGTGTAGGTAAAACTCAGTTTTGTATGGACTACGCCACAAAAGTTTCTTCTCAATACAATGTTCCAGTATTACATTTTGATAATGGAGAAATGAGCAAAGAGGAGCTAATTATTCGTCAGTGTGCCGCTTTATCTGGCGTTCCAGCTTATCTATTAGAAAGTGGAAAATGGAGACAAGCTGGTCAAAATACAGTAGATAAAGTTCGTTCGGTTTGGTCTAAGGTTAAGAAACTTAAATTTTATTACTACAATGTCGGCGGTATGGACGTTGATTCTATGATAAATACTTTAAAAAGATTTTATTACTCAAAAGTAGGACGCGGCAACAATATGGTTTTTTCTTTTGATTATATTAAAACATCATCTGATGGGATTACTGGAAATAAAAATGAATGGCAGCTTGTTGGAGAAATGGTTGATAAGTTTAAAAAATGTATTCAAAAAGAAATAGTAGAAGACGGATCTCCAGTTGTTCCAATGATAACCTCTGTTCAATCAAACCGTAGCGGTATCACTACGAATCGAAATGCTCAAAATATTATAGATGACGAATCTATAGTTTCTTTATCTGACCGCATCACGCAGTTTTGTTCTCACATGTTTATATTAAGATCAAAAACAAATGATGAAATTGCAGAAGAGGGTAATCAGTTCGGGACGCATAAATTAATTAATGTTAAAGCTAGACACTTAGGTCGAGATATTGCTGGTGCCTGTGAACCAGTTCAAGTAGATGATAACCTTAGAAAAAACTTTATTAATTTAGAGTTTAAAAATTTTAATATAACCGAGCATGGAGATTTAAGAGATATCGTTACATTTAGAAATACTGGAGGAGATTTAATCTCTACAGAAACACAAACCCTTCCATCTTTTGAGGACCTATAATGAATTCATATCAACAATCCTTAGAGAAGCTGGGATATAACCTACAAGACTGCGGTAATCATTGGCGCAGTAGAGCCATTTATAGGAATGGAAAAACAAATACTTCTCTTATAATATATAAAGATAGTGGGGTTTGGAAAGATTTCGGCTTAGACAATCAAGCCAAGCCATTTACGGCATTAGTTAAGGAAACACTTAAAACAGAAGATTTTAAAGTATTAAAGCAATATTATCCAGATACCCAAGAAACATATATTGTAAATAAACCCAAAGAAGAAAAGATAGAAATGGAAAAAATATATCCAATTTCATATTTAGATAAACTTTTGCCAATGAGAACATTCTATGAAAAGAGGGGAATATCAGAAGGAACACAAAAAATATTTCAATGTGGTTATGCTGGCGGTGGTAAAATGTATAGGCGTATAGTTTTTCCTATTTATGATTTAGATAACCAAATACACGGATTCTCTGGTAGGACAGTGATAGAAGGAGACAATATTCCCAAATGGAAACATATGGGTCGCAAAACAAATTGGGTTTATCCAAATCATCTTGCTCATGAATATATAGATAAATCTGGAGAAGTTATTTTAGTAGAAAGTATTGGCGACTGCATGGCTCTTTATGAAGCTGGTTTTAAAAATGTATTAATGCTCGCTGGATTAGATATTTCCAATAAAATGATTTCATACTTAAATGCGTTTAACTTAGAACGTATTATTATTTCAACAAATAATGATAAAACAAAAGAAGTAAACTCTGGAGCTTTAGCTTCGGTTAAGATTGCTTCTAAGCTATCGACTGTATTTGATCTTTCCTTAATAAAAATTAATCCTCCCGTAAATAACGATTTTGGGGAGATGTTAGAGCGCGATACTGGTATGCTAAATAATTTTAAACAATGGTATCAACGAAAAGATAAGTGGTGCATGGGTGATCAAAAATTTCAAGAATATATTTTAAAACAAATAAATCAAAATGATCAACTTAAGAAAAATGTGCACTGCAAAAAATTAATTAAAATTTTAAAAATAAATGCAAGTTAAACTATCAGCTAGTCGCATAAAAACTGCACAAGCTTGTAGTTGGATATACTGGAACAAGTATAAGCAAAATTTACCAGACGCAAACAATGACGGAGCGCGTCGGGGAACAGTTTGCCACAACGCATTTGAATTTTTATCCAAACAAAAAACAAAAACACACTTTAATAAAATTATAAAATCTAAAGATCCCTTTGCATCTAAAGCGTTAAAAGATTTAATCATGTCGGACGCTTCAGAGCTTGGGGTTACCGACGATGACAATATGAATCTTATTAAGGAGATGATTCTTAACGGTCTTAATTGTAACTTTCATGGAGAAGATTTAGGCATACCAGACGAAGCTCATGCTGAGTTAGATTTTGACATAGAACAAAATGGTTATCACATTCGTGGATTTATTGATCAACTGTTTCTGTATAAAGATAAAAAGATTGCGATTATTCGCGACTACAAGACTAGTAAGAAAATGTTTGAAGGAAAAGAAAAAGAAGACAACCTTCAAGATTATATGTATTCTCTTGCGGTCAAAACTCTTTTTCCAGAATATGTAAATAGAACTTCTGAATTTTTGTTTTTAAAATTTAATTTAAAAAAAGACGGCTTGATGAAAATGAAGCCAATTGATGAAGACGACCTAGAAGGTTTCGAGTTACAGCTTGCATCAATTCAAGATTATCTAGAAAACTTTGATAAAAAAGATGCTGTATCAAATTTTGCTATAGATAAAGGTTTTCCAGAAGACGGTTCTTTTGGTGGTAAACTGCAATGCGGGTTCGCTACAGAAAAAGGGCAGCTAAAGAAAGACGGATCGCTGATGTGGCATTGTCCTTATAAGTTTGACTTTTGGCACGTAAAGATTTTAGATAAAGATGGAGAGTTTCACTCTTCTTGTTTTCAAGAAGACTTTAAGAAAGATATGGTTCCAGAAGGTGGCAGTCACGAAATTAAATATTATGAAGGTTGCCCAAAGCATTTAAAATGAAAAAATATACTATAACAAAATCCCAACTACGCAGAGCTAAAAGTCTTTTTGATTTTAAGGAATTAAATAACAGCATTACCAAAGGCAAAGGCAATCTTGCTGGAGCTGTTGGTGAAATTATTGTGAAAGATGCGTACGGTGGCAAAGGCGAAAACACCTACGATTATGATACTGTTATAGAAAACTATAAAGTAGATATAAAAACTAAAAAATTTTCAGATCAATTTGCCCCTAACGAAAACTGGAATTTAAATGTTTCTGATTATAATACAAAACAAAAATGCGATCTTTATTGTTTTGTTGGAGTTAATGAGTCAAACACTACAGCTTATATTTATGGGTTTATGAAAAAGAAAGATTTTTACGATAAAGCTGTATTTGGCAAAAAAGGGGAAGTAGATCCTAGGGGCAACGGCAAGTGGAAATTTAAATCAGATTGTTATAATATTTTAATTAAAGATTTAGCAATATAAGTATTGACAACCAATCAATTAAATGTATATTGGTTGTATGATACCGTTATTTAAATCACATTTTTCTATAGGAAAAAGTATTCTACGAATAGACGATATTCTGTCTTTAACAGAAGGCCTAGAACAAGTCTATTTTGTTGAAGATAATATGACTGGATTTCCAGAAGTCTTTAGAAAATTTGGAGAAAGGCTTAGATTTGGATTAAGATTTTCTATATATAACGAGGATCACAATCAAGAGTCTGAAAGTAGAATGATAGCTTTCGCTAATGGAGACGCGGGCGCAAAAGAATTATATAATCTTTATACTAAACAATCAGATACGAAAATTACAAAGCCGTGGGATGATACTAAAGAATTACAATATGTTGTTCCTTTTTATGATTCTTTCTTGCATAAGAACTTAACAACTTTTTCTAATTGTGTTGTTGATTTGCCTCAAGATGTTTCATTTATAGTAGAAGATAATAATCTTCCTTTCGATTCTTTAATCGAAAATAAAATAATATCATATTGCAAGAACCGCAACAATGAAATTGTTGGTGCTAAATCTATATATTATGAAAATCGTGAAGATGTTTTAGCTTTTCAAACTTATAAATTAATTTGTAACCGCAGAATAGGTAGAACTTATGATCTATCAAACCCTGGACTAGATCACTTTGGTAGTGATGAATTTTGCTTTGAATCATGGAAGAATTACTCAGATACAATTTTAAACAGCGCTACGTAGTTTTTGACACCGAGACAGAGGGTTTAAATTTAATTACTTCTAAGCCTTGGCAGATAGCTTGGATAGAATGTGAAGGCAAAAAAGTTATTAAAAAACATAATCGCTTTATTAAATGGGATAACCTAAATGTTTCTCCAGAAGCTGCTCGAGTTACTGGATTTAATAGAGACCATTATGAATCTGTTGCTGAAGATCCCCTTGTTGTTTGGAAAGACTTTGAAAAGGTTTTGTACAATGATAAGAATCTTATTGTTGGTCAGAATATCCTTGGTTACGACATTTATATATTAAATGTTTGGCTTCGCAACATTGGCGAAAGAATATCTCACGAAAACTATATCAATCGATGCTTTGACACAAAAGCCGTAGCTATGGCAATTGCAAAAGATAGTAAACATCCAGATAAAGACGATTTAATCGCTTGGCAATTGAGATATTTAAATTATAGAGAACGTGGTTTAAAAACAAATCAAAAATATTTATTAGAGCATTACGGTATTGACTTTGATGAAAAAAAGTTACATGATGCGTTATACGATATAGAAAAAAACTTTGAAATATTTCAAAAACAGTTATGGGAATTAGAAATTTAAAATCTTTTAAACAACCAATGCCAGTTGGTGTACGTTTGCCAGAGATTGAAGTAGAAAGGCGAGTTTACTATCAACTTGATCTAGACCCTAAATCTTCTAATTATGATCTTTTAAGGGCGTTATGTCTTCGCGGAGTAAAACAAAGAGGTATCGATAAATTAGATAACAAACAAGAATACTACGACAGAGTAAAGATGGAACTTTCTGTGTTAAATGATCTTGGTTTTGTTGATTATATACTTTTAAATTGGGACATTCTCAATTATTGCCACGAAAATGAGATCCCAACTGGGCCAGGTCGTGGTTCTGCAGCAGGCTCTTTAGTATTATTTTTATTAAAAGTTACAAATGTTGATCCAATTAAGTATGATTTGTTTTTTGAGAGATTTGTATCTAAGAGCAGGGCTAAAAAGACCATTGTTGACGATATAACGTACCTAGACGGCTCTTTGTTGGCTGATGTGGACAATGATATCAGTTATGATAGAAGAGCCCAGGTAATCAAATATATCGAAGAAAAGCATAAAGGCAAAACTTGTAAGATACTAACCTTGAACACATTAAGCAGTAAACTTTGTGTAAAGGAGTGTGGAAAGATAGTCGGACAGATGTCGGAAGATGAGGTGAATATAGTAAGTAATCACATTCCGAAGCAGTTTGGTAAGGTTTACAAGCTTGAAAAAGCTTACGATGAGAGCGATAAATTTAAAGAATTTGCGGACAAAAACAAAAAAATATATAAAATTGCAAAAAAATTAGAAGGATTAAACAAAAATACAGGAGTTCACCCATCTGGTATCGCCATTAGTTTCTACAATATTGAGGAAATAATGCCGATGCAAAGGACAAATGATGGCCATCTTATATCAGCTTACGACATGAATGACGTAGCATCTTTAATGGTCAAATTTGATATTCTTGGTCTCAGAACACTTTCTGTAGTAAATGACACTTGTCAACAGTTAGGCATAGAGATTGAAAATATAGATATAGAACTCCCAGAAATATATGAAAACTTCAAATTCATTGAGGCACCAAAGGGTTTGTTCCAGATTGAAGCGGATACAAACTTTAAAGTCTGTAAAAAAGTATCTCCAAGAAACTTGGATGAGTTGTCGGCAGTTGTTGCTATTGCTCGTCCTGGCGCACTCGATTACTTGGATACTTACAGCAACTATATCTCAAGCGGAGATTTCCAATCCGTCAATGAGTTTTTTGATGATATCTTATCTTATACTGGCGGTATTCCTCTATACCAAGAACAGTTAATGAAAATGGCAGTTAAGGTTGGCTTTACGCTTGATGAAGCGGAGCAACTAAGACGCATTGTTGGTAAGAAAAAAATCGATCAAATGCCAGCATGGAAAGCAAAGATTGAGCAAAAAATAGAAGAAAACAATCTTGATAAACAAGTCGGAGAGGTTCTTTGGAAAGTGGCCGAAGACTCTGCAAATTATTCATTTAATAAATCACACTCTATAAGTTATGCTATACTAGCAGCAATAACTACTTATCTTAAATTTAAACATCCACAAGAGTTCTTTTTATCTCTGCTTAAAATGACGAAGCATGAGCCAGATTCTCATGCAGAAATAGCTTTGATTAATCAAGAACTTTGTTTATTTAATATGAAGTTACTACCACCAGACTTATCTAAATCAGATATAGAATTTTCTATTGAAAATAAAAATATTAGATATGGCTTAAACAGTATAAAGGGCGTTTCAGAAAAAACTTTAGAAAACGTAGTTGAGTTTAATAAATCTCAATTACTAGAACACACTAAATACGATATATTTTTAGCGGCAAAGGACGCTGGAATTAATATTGGAATTTTATCTGGTCTAATACAAGGGGGCATGATGGATTCTTTCTGCGATCAATCAAGCGGTGTTCCAAATCGTTGTAGATTAGTTTTAGAAGCTCAATCTTTTAACCTACTTACAGACCGAGAAAAAAGAAATTTTTCTAAATTAGGCTCTAAATTTAATTATGATATTTTAAATTCTATAGCTTCAGTAAAGAAAGAAAATTGGCCAGCGGATGACGGTAGACCAATTATGAAAGATTCTAGATTTAACACATTCAAAAGAGACTATGATAGATACAGACAGATTTATGATAAGAATAAAAATCATTTGGTTTTTGCAAATTGGTTTTTTGAAAGAAAATATCTTGGCTATAGTCACTCAGTAAAAATTAAAGATGTATTTGGAAACTCTAGAGATCTTTATGATAGTTTAGAATTAAAATCTATACCAGATAATGATAGAGTTAAATTTGTTGGAGTCGTAACAGACTGTATTTCTAGAACTAGTAGGGCTGGAAATAAATATATGAGAGTGGAAATACAAGATGATTTTGGTAAGGTTAACTTCATGCTTATGAACAATAGCAGATCTGCTACTTTAGACAATTACTTAAATGAAGGTGGCAAGAAACCAAAGGAAGAACAAATAGTCTTTGTTTATGGTAGTAAAGGTGAAGATGTTATATTTGGTGAAAAAATAACAATACTAGATGAAAAAATTTATACAAAATTGTCTGAAATAAAGTAATGGATTTTTCTAAATTTAATTTAACACCTAGCGCAAAATCTGTTTTAATGAGCGCACAAGATGTCGCTCAAGATTCTGGTCATTTAAAAATTATTGATCTGCATTTGCTTTTTTCAATTCTAGATCAAGATAATATAAATATAGATAGCGCTTTAAGATTTTGTGATCTAAGTAAAGATGGTTTACAGAATGCTGTTTTTTCTGCTATCGTTGCTTACAACGAGCCCCATAGAAAAAAAAGAATTTATGCTCCAGAGATATTGGAAATCATGGACGCTGCTTCTTTAATATCTCGATCTTTAAAACACGATTACATAGGTGTTGATCACATACTTCTTGCTATTATAAATACAAGATTAGAGCTATGTCAATTTTTAAAAAGTTTACAGGTAGATCTTGATAAATTTTCTGCAACTTTATCCAATTTTATAAAAAACGGCGTTGATAAAACTCCAGCTCCTGCTGGTCCCACGAAAAATGCAGAGCAACAAACAAAAGATCCTATTTCATCTTGTTGTGAAAATTTAAATAATAAAATTAAAGAAAGAAATACTTTTGAAATATTTGGAAGAAAAAAAGAAATCGATAGAGCTTTTGAAGTTTTATTAAGAAAAAATAAAAGCAATGTTATATTTGTTGGCGATGCTGGTGTTGGCAAAACTGCTATAGTTGAAGGAATGGCAGAACAAATAGTTAAAAGAACTTGCCCAGATCTTTTACTACATAAAGAAATAATATCTTTGGATATAGCTTCTGTTGTTTCGGGAACTATTTATAGAGGTCAAATGGAAGAAAAAATTAAGAACATTTTAGATTCTTTAAAAAAGAATCAATACCTTATATTATTTATAGATGAGATTCATACAATTATTGGTTCTGGAACAAGCTCTGAAGGTGGTTTAGATTTTGCCAATATATTAAAACCAGCTCTTTCAAGAGGTGAAATTTCTTGCATAGGCGCAACTACTTCAGATGAATACAAAAGATTTTTTGAAAAAGACACAGCTTTAGATAGAAGATTTGAAAAAATTGAGGTCAAAGAGCCTTCAAAAAAAGAAGTAAAAGAATTATTACAGAATGTTAAATTTTCATACGAAAATTTTCATACCGTCAAATACTCAGAAGCTACAATCAATCTTATTATAGACTTGTGTGATAGGTATTTACCTAAACAAAAATTTCCAGATAAAGCATTTGATGTGTTAGATGAATCTGGCGCTAAAACTAAAAAAGACCATATAATTAGACCTAAAAAAGCAAAAAATTTAGAGAACAAAATAATGAGTTCAGAACCAGGTAGTAAAGAATGTCAAAAATTACAAAAAGAATATGAAAAAATATTAAAAGAATGGGGTGAAACATTAAAAAACAGTAAATTTTCAGTTGACAAACAAACAATATATGATATTTTTGCTTTTAAATTAAATACGACTGCTGAAAATGTAAAAAGTGGCAAAAATATAAAAGTGGGTAATGCAATAGGGTTTCACTAAATTTATGAGAAAAATAAAACGTATAGTAAATACAATGAAGAAGAGCGGAGGTCGTTTTTTTGGCCTTCGGACAAAGGACGGATCTAGTTACAACGCTCAGTTTGTTAAGGAGACACCTAGTTACGTGGTAATTCACGACAGAAATGCTGGTCAAAGGCGAAAGTTTGCAAAAACAAGTCTGACTGGCTTAAATATGGGAGATGTCAAGATCTAATCTTCAAGGCGGTAGAAATACCGCCTTTTTTGTGTAATATATTTAATGGCGGAAAGGCAAAAAGTAAATTTTTCTGAGTATTTGACTAATAGGGTCGTATGTGAAACTTCATCTATTAAAATATCTACAGTCGAAAGAACTTATTTAGAAGAAATTTTTTCTGAAGACTTTTATTTAAAAGAAAAGTTTCCCGAAATAAATCAAATAACTGATTCTATAAAAGTGTTAGACAGAAATTTTTATTACGATATATATAGTCTTTCCTACGATAATCTTTCTTATATTATCAAAGTCGGAGAAAAACTAGATTCCTTTATTTTTGATAAAGAAAAAGAAGCTTTAGAGGCAATTAAAGAATTAAACTTGGCTCCAATTTATTTTAATACAGATTCTACTGAAGCATACTCTTATTTGTTAACATCTTTCGAGCATTCGCAATCTACAAAAGAGCTTGGCTTATCATATACACTTAATAATATAGAAATGTTAGGTTCTGCGCTTGCAAAAATACATAATCACACAAAACAAGAAGATAGCGAAAGAGATTATTTTTTAGAATCAATGTTTTCGCTTGGAGATTTTGAACAAACCACAAACTCAAATATTTACGAATCTTTACAAAAAATAAAAATATTTTCAGAATGCGAAGATTTATTAAGAAGTATTAAAAATAGCATTGAAATACAAAAATTTCCACAAAACGAGTCCTATGCTTGTTTATGTCATACAAATATAAACCCTAGCTCTATTTTAAATAGGCCAGGTCAACTTAAAATATGCAACTTTTATGCAAGCTTTTACTTGCACCCAGCTTGGGATTTAGCCTTCACATCTTATAAGTTACAACTTAATGATTATCCAATTTATGAAAAAAGATTTCTAGAAGCATATCACAAAGAATCTTTTATAAAAGAAGATGAATATAGTTATATTTTCTTTAAACAGTTAGCTCCTAAAATGATGCTTTATAATTTAGTCGTTAGTTATTTCTATACAATGACTATAACAAAAGAAGAAATGGGTAATCTCTTATCCTTATTTCAACAATATTCTACAATTAGAGAAGCTATAGAAGACGAATTCGCAGAATATATACCCACGCTCGATTCCATGTTTGCTCCTTTTGTAGACAATCTTTAATTTGCTATAGAATTTTCCAGTATGCAGTATATAATATTGCATTATGCCACAATACAATCTATATAAACCTAACGCTAAAAGTACTGGTTGTGCTTTTTCTTTTAAAATTATCGAAAAAGATAAAGAAGGAAACCCAACAAAACCTACATTCTTAATCCAAGCTATCAAACAAGCTAGCTGGGATCAAAACAAGAAATCTGGATCTTTCAGCGCAAATGCTAAAGACCCAGAAAAAAATATCTACTGTAAGATAAATGAGAGTGAAGCTGGGGCTATAATCGATACTATTGAAAAGTATTCAGAATGGTCAGCGTTTCATACATATAACGACGATAAAACAAGCTTTTCATTAAAGCCATATCAAAAACATAATGGTGTCGATGCTTGGTCTTTTAGTGTTATCAAAAACTCTACTCTTAAGTTTGGAATTGGTATTGAACTAGGAGAAGCTAGAACTATAAAATCCCTACTAGAGATGTATCTTACAAGATTTTTTAGTTACGAAGGTTAATGAAAAAAAAGATTTTAATTCATTCAAATAACACAAAAGCACTTACTGGTTTTGGTAAACATACCAAAAATATAATGCGTTATTTGCAAACCACAAAAAAATATGAAATTATTGAATTTGCTAATGGTGTAACCTGGGGAGACGAACAATTTCAACTTAGACCCTGGAAAGCGCAAGGTTCCCTTCCTAACGGTGCAGGGACCATAAATGAATTAAACAAGAATAAAGATAGAGCTAGAGCGGCTGGATATGGAGCAGAAACAATCGATGAAGCTATTAAAACGTACAAACCAGATATATATGTAGGAATAGAAGATATTTGGGGATTTACTGGTTATTGGAATAAACCTTGGTGGGATAAAATTAATCATATGATTTGGACTACATTAGATAGTCAGCCAATTTTACCATTAGCCATGGAAGCCGCCCCTAAAACTAAAAATTTTTATGTTTGGGCATCCTTCGCAGAAAAAGACATGATCAAGGCTGGACAAGGCCACGTAAAAACTTTACATGGTACGGTTAATACAAACGATTTTTATCGTTTTACAACCGACGATAAAAAAAGATTAAGATCGCACTTTGGTTTGTCTGATGAATTTATAGTAGGATTTGTTTTCAGAAATCAACTTAGAAAAAGTGTTCCAAACCTTTTAGAAGGTTTTAAAATATTTAAAAAAGATTGCCCCAAAGCGAAACTGCTTCTTCACACTCACTGGGCAGAAGGTTGGGATATACCAAGATTAATAGAAGAAAAAGGTATTGACAATAATGATATTTTAACAACATATTTTTGTTCTGAATGTAAAAATTATGATATAAGACCGTTTGTTGGACAAAAGCAAAACTGTAAATATTGTGGTGCCAAAGAAACAGTTAATACCACTAATATCAGACAAGGGGTCGACGAAGAACAATTAAATCAAATTTATAATCTTATGGATGTCTACTGCCACCCATTTACTAGCGGTGGTATGGAAATACCTATTTTTGAAGCTAAATTAACTGGACTTATTACGCTTGTTACAAGTTATTCCTGTGGAGAAGATTCTTGCACCTCTGAAAGTGGTAGTTTCCCGCTTGATTGGTCCGAATATCGAGAACCAGGAACCCAATTTATTAAAGCTTCTACATACCCATCTAGTATAGCCAAACAATTAAAAAAGGTTTGGAAAATGGAAAGTAATAAAAGATTCCAACTAGGAAAAAAAGCCAGACAATGGACTATTGATAATTATTCTACAGAAGTTATTGGTAAAAAACTTGAAGAAATCTTAGATAAAATGCCCGACATTGATTACGATTTTGATTGGGACAAAGAACAAAAAAATAAATTAGATTTACAAAAATTAGTTGATGAAGGAAAATCTTTAGCAATTGTTATGCCCCAAAGTTCTTCTGATTTACTGTGGATAAACTCTATGCTATCAAATTTAAAAGAGTTATATCCTCAACATAAAATATATATCTTTACAAAACCAGAATTTTATTCCTTTATAGATGATAATCCAAATGTACACAAGGTTTTACCGTATTCTCCACAGATTGATAACGTCTTTTTATTAGAAGGAAAAACAGATCATAAAGGATATTTTGATCTGGCATTTTTTCCTCATCATAATGTTCAAACATCAAACTTTTTTCATAATGGAGAAGATAAAAAACAATTTCAATTATGTCACATGTAGCAGAAGTTTATGCAAAAGATTTAGGCGTAAAAATCGGCGAGCCTAAATTAAATGATCATTTTTATCCCAATTTACTCGATAAATATGTTTATTTTAATCCTCATGCAGATTACCCCTCTCAAGAATATGCTTACTGGGATGTGGTATTTTCAATTTTAAAAGAAAAGCTAGAGGAAAATAATATTGTTATTTTTACAGCCCCCAAATTAAATGAGGTAACGGTTAAACAAAATAATTTTTTTATAAAAAAATCTTTATTATACATTGGCACATCAAGCCATAGAGTACAAATTAGCGATGCTTTTAATATTCCATCTGTTTGTGTTTTAGGAAATATGTTTGAAAGTAATTTTAATTTATTTAAGAATACTAAAATTATAACTCCAGATTTTTCTGATATCAAACCATCTTTTGACTCCAAAGAAAATAAAAATAGAGTTAATGAAATTGTTCCAGAACAAATAGCTGCATGTATATTAGATAAATTAAATATAAAATATGATATTAAATTTAAAACTAAAAGAATTGGCTCTTTATTTAATCATTCTTTAGCTGAAATAGTTCCTAATTTTTTTGAGCCATATGATTTTTTTAAAGGCAAAGCGATAAATATAAGATCTGATCTAGAATTTAATTTACAAAATATATTTGATTGGTGTCGTTTTTGTTTAGTTAATCTGTATTTAAATAAACCTTTAGATGAAGAAATTATAGCGCAACTTCCTAATCTAAAACAAATTATTTTTGTGCACAACAAAGATCACGAAAAAGAAGACCTTAATAAATTTTTTAAAATTTTAAAAAATTACAAAAAGAATGTTATTGTACAGGTTACAGACAAAGATAGTATTTCTGATCTGAGACTTAAATATTTTGATTTTCCAGTTGTTTTAAAAGAATTGTCGCCAGACAAAATAAAAGTACCTAAAAATTGCAAATATATATCTAATAAAAAATTTATATCTAATGGAGAAGTTTATAATTCAGAATTTTCTTGCAAAAGGCTTGACAAATCTAATGATTTTGTTTATGATGATATATCAAAATTAGAATTAGAAAATTTATACTTATATGTCGAAAAATAAATTATACGGACCAGATGCGTGGAAACGCAACGAACACGGACTATTAGAGTCCGTTGATTATGAATTTAACCAAGATGGCTCAGTCAATTGGCGAGCTATGATCAGCTCAGAACATTTATATCCGAATAAGGATTATTTCGAAATGCGCAAAATGCCAGTTCCAAGTTCTATTGAAGGTTTGGAAGACAACCAGCTTCTAATTAAGTTGGGCGGAATTAAAGAGTTAGCAAAGCTTCGTGGTTTTCACAATATTACTTATGATATTACAGAATCTTCAGATAGCCGTGTTGTAGTCCAATGTATGATTGGTTGGATTGAAAACTACGAAAGTAATGGCGCACAAAATTTTGCTTCTATTGCAAACGCTACAACACATAATACAAACGGATTTGCCGCTAAGTTCTTGGAATGTATTGCAGAAAATCGTGCGTTTGTTCGTGCTGTTCGTAACTTTTTGGGTATACATATTGTAGGCGCAGATGAGATTGATTCTTCTAAGAATAAAGCTCCTATAGTACTACCACCATCCTCCTCTGGAGCTAAAGATATTAGCCCACAAGGTATTTTAAAAGAAAAAGCGGGTACAGACTTCAATTCATTCAAAGGATGCCTTAGAGCGTGGTATAAGACTGGTGCTTATACAAATGATCCAGAGATTATTAAAGAGTGGTCAGATTATAAAGATATTCCAGCTAAAGAGTGCAGGAAGTTGTTAAAATTAATCTAAATTACAAATGTTTCATATGAGGCGGTGTCTACAATGACACCGTCTTTTTTTAGATCAAACCTCATATTAAATCCAGAGTTGTATACACCACTAAAAATAGATGCGTTTAAAACATCATCAAACACATATATATCTTGTTCATAATCGAATTCTAAATTTACATATTTACCACTTTCTTTTAAAACATAAATATCCATAGTGTAATCCAACTGGCTTAAGCTGAAGACTTCATCTTTTTTGTTAACTGTAACAAAATTATACTGCACATCTTCAAATTTAGATTGTCCGTGTCCAATTCCATAACCACCATATCTGTGATATTGACCTAGGTCATCATTTGGTATTGATATATTTTTAATTATAGGTTTTAGATAGACATCTGTTTTCGTATCTATTTTAAATGTAGATTCAAAAGGAACACTTGATTCTGGATTTCTTAAAGATGTGACTTGTACTGTATAAGTGCCATTTACTAAACCATGACATGCAAAATCTGTAGTATTATCAGTCTCTCTTGCAACTTCTTTTTGGGTATATGGCCCAGCTTGACTTGTCCTGTAAACAACAACCCTATAAGATGTTTCATTACTCCCACCTGCGGCCGTTATAGTTCCTGTCACAGAGTAACTGGTGTCTGTTTGTTGAACTGTATTAAAGGTAACATTTGATGGTGACGATGGTCTAGTCACAGTGTGTGCTGGTATTCCTATATTATAAGTTATTTCTTCATCATCAAAATCATCTTGTTCTATTTTGTTAAATTTATCTAAATTATACTCCATAGCTTCAATCTCATACAAATTACTGTCTGATTGTCGTTTTCTTACAACTTTATACGTTGTGTCGACATTATTTGTTAATTCTATATTTGAAAAAGACCCAGTCTGCACACCTGTTAAGTTTCCTATATTAGCGTCTCCAGTATCTAAAAGTAATTTAATTCTATTTGTTTGGGCAGAAACACCAGTAACTTTAATTTTTTGTATTTCTGAAAAACTTTGTGTGTCAATAAAATCACTATTTACTGCCCCGCTGTACACATCAGAGTTTTCTCCAAATTGATAAGTAGTTTGAAATTTAACAATATCATATAAATTTTCTAATTCTGTTTGTTCTCTGTTGGTATATAAATATACCCCTCCATTAGCTCCTAATTGTATATTATTTGGATTTATATTACTTTCTACAGAAACATAAGGCTCTGTCGATGAGTCATCTATTTCTAAAACTTTTCCATAATTAGGTTCAAAATTTTTCAATTCGTCATCAATTCTTATTATATCTCCTGGCTCTAAAAATAAACAATCAGTTCCACCCCTAAATTGTACTATTTCAGTTTCCATTCTATTACTAAAAAGAATATACTTACCCATTCTTTTTGCTTGGGATTTAGAAGTACAACCTATTCCGTTGAGGGTTTTAGTTATTAATCCATATTTTCTTATTGCGTCTTCATCCTCTACATATTCTGACTTACTTCCATACAAATCTCTTGCATCTGCATAAAGTACTTCAACTTTTGTAAATCTTGCGGTACTAGTTATATCTCCGTAATTAAATAATCCATCATATACATTTCCATTGTTAAAAATAGCGCTAATTTTTTTATCTCTATCTATTGCAAAATTTAAACCAACGCCGTCCCAAAAAGTAAACCCTCTAAAAACAGACGCTATATTTCCTAAAACTTCAAAAGCGTTTTTGCTATCAAAAATTCTAACATTACAACTAAATCTAGGTTCCAATCCTCTAGTTGAATCTGGCAGGCCATCAAAAAAACCATCGTCGTCTACCGCATCACAATACCTAGCTATTTGATATAAATTAAATATGTTTATATCTTCTCTGTCATCTATCGCATTTCCTACTCCATAGATAGGATTTATCATTAAGTCATAAAGTATCCATGCGGGATTGTCTGTCCATGCTAACTTAAATGTTCCGTCCCATAAACCATTATAAATATTTACTTTATTTCTGCCGAAATCAAAACTAGTGTCGGTTTGGTCGCCATTTCCTTCGCTATTTAAAGTAGCATGATAGCCTGCATATTTTTCAGTAAATTGCCTACTATGTCTCATTGAAAAACTTTGCGTTCCGTCCCAATGATGTTTTAATTCATTATTTTTATATATTTGTAAATCTACAATTTTTGAATTATTTGATATCTTTAGTCCAACGGATGTGCTAGTTGAATTCGCATTCCCTCCAATAACAAATTGTCTACTTCCTCCCAAAAAATTCAAATTCAATGAGTTCGTCATTGTAAAACTATTTGTTCCAACAGTAGTAGATCCGACTTTAACTGTAAGAGTGATTTTATTACCAACCCGTAAAACTGAAATTTCAAAAATATCACTATTACTATAAGAAGATATATCTACAAAAGTCGATTTAAATATACCATTTCCGTCTCTAGTTCCGCATCTTATTTTATTGTCAGTTTGGTATAGAGCTAGCCTATTTGCGGTTGCAGTTCCTCCCATAGTATCAAAAACAGTTTGCGTTGAACTGTCAGTCTTTACTGTACCAAACCGTACCTTTACTTTAAATTGGAAATTACTAGTTCCTAAGTTTATATCTTGAAAAACTATGGCATGGGGCACAGTTGCGTTAGAGTTAAATCTATATATATCTCTTTTACCATAATTAGCTGCATTACTAATAAACCTTTTATCTTTTCCGTCTGCATTTAATGGATTATAATTTGATGGCACAGCAACTAATTTACCTCTTACTAAAAAATCTCTAGTTGGTTGAGTCGCAAAATTTCTAGCATCAAATATAGTTCCTCCTAAAGCAACAAGTGGATAACTAAACGGCTCTCCGATTTGCTCACTAACATAACTAATAGAACATTCTCTTTGTAACAAAGTAGAGTCTGTTTCAAAACTTTCCTTCTGAATTCTCAAAAATCTATTTGGCACCTTCCATTCCTCTCCAGGGAATAAAAGTTCACTATTTCCATACCCTTGACCTTGTATTATGCTATCTGATATACCTGGAATATCACTAGCCGTCATAGTTCTTAAATCTCTATTCCTTGGCAAATCATTTATTCCAGAATATGTATCCAGATAATTAGATACAATAATACCAGAATATCTAACTTCTTGCTTGCTTTCAAATGTTCCTAAAGCTATAGATTGCAAACTATTTCCTTGCGACAATAATGATTCAATAGCGGTAGAGTTAGAAGCTCCAGTTACTCCACCCTCAAATCCCTGTGTAAAACTAACAAGCAGTCTAGCTGCTGTTTGAACACCTGCATCATCTCCAGTAGGTATAGTATCTCCTAACTGTTCAACAGCTACAGTAGGCACACACCTTTTTACATCTAATCTTTTTATTGTGTGGGTATATGGGTACGCATCTGCTTCTAGAGGTGGATTTAACATCCAAGCCGAAAAATCAGCTCCTCCACCACTTCTAATATCAGTATATCCAGATCCATCTCCGCTTGAAGCTTGTTGGGCATCAGTAGTTCCGTATATTAATGGTCCATATAATTTTTTTCTTATATCAAAATCCTGTACCCCCTCTGAATGACCTTCCATTTTAGGCTGCGTCTCATAACCTTCCCTAAAATCAAAATCAATATTATTATAGTTGTAAGTTAAATTTGTATCACTTGTAAATCCAACTTCTAGCATTTTCCCTGCGCAATGACCTACTTCTGGATCTATTTGATTTGGTGCTGGCCTTTCTAATGAAATGCCTCCATCACTAGCGTTACTAAACAGAAAGACATCATGTTTATTTGTTATTCCGCTTTCCATTGCGGCTCTCGTATTAGATGAACCTTTTTCTATAAAAAATTTACCAGTCAAAAAATTACCATTATTATCTTCTGCTACGTTGTCTCCTATATGAAAAAATACTATTCCGCCACCACAAAATCCATCAATCATATATTGTTTTCCAACTTTGCCTGCTGCTGTGTCTATTCTTTCTGGGGATGAACTGTATGAAAATTTATTGTTGTTGAAAAGTTGATATCCATAATTTATAGATGAGGGAATACTAATTACTTCATTTTTTGAATTTCTAGTGCTTCTTTTATATAGGTGTGAGTAGTTAGTTCCAGATTCAGTTAAATAATGATCTAAATTAAATACCGATAGGTTATATGATCCTATTCCACCTTGATCTATGTCTACTCGAGAATATATTCTTTCTTCAGAATTGGTGCCAGTAGGAAAAATTCCAGATAGCGAATACTGTATAAATCCATAATTACCTAAAGCTGGATTATCTGCCACATATTGACAAAATGCACCGCTATCAGCAGCTAGTTCTGCCTTTTTAACACTCGAAAGATATATATTATTTACATTTTCAGATTCTCCAGATGTTAAATGTGAATCAATTTTTAAAAATGCCTGCGCCAAGTTCCCGCTAGTGCATCTACCAATCATCTTTATATTTCCATACTTAATTGGTTCTGTTCGTATAGTAGCTACGTTTTTTGCTAAAACTGGGGTATCGTCTAAAAATAAAGATTCTAAAATACTTATATTATTTGTTTTCTTTCCATTAGCATCGACTAAACCATAAATTGGACCTTCTGAGATTAAATCTAATACAGCCATAGATGCAACAGATTGAAATCCATTGTCTCCTTGAGGGGGCTCTAAAGTCGCAGCTCCTCTAATACCTTTTGATTTATTTTTTAAATATTCCTTGTAGTCCTTCATCCTAATTATATTACACTATATCAATGAGGCAATAATCAATTACTTCATCGCGTCTTAATAGATTAATTTTTAATTTTATGTCTTTGTCGCCTGGTTTTATTATCACTCCATCTTTTTTAAATTTTAAATATTTTTTCGTATAATCTTTGGTATCCTCTTCATATATGTAAGAATTTAAGTACAAATTAGGATAATCTATACCTACATTTCTCATATTATCCGTATCAATTAATTGTATTTTAATAAACATATTAGGCTCTTTTTTAATTTTAATAAATTTTTTAGAAATATTAAAATCTGTACATATTTGTTGATTTAAAAATATACTACAAATTTTTACATTTGGCTCTCTTGGAGGTAAAACTGTTATTGAATATTTTATCATAATTTTGGTGCAAAGTCTACTAGTGTTCCGTCTCCTAAATAAGTAAAAAATATTCTTGGGGAGCTTCTTGGGCCAGATGGCTCTGGCTTGTTTTGAGGATTAGAATAATCAACTTCAGCTAATTCAAAAGTACCGCTTTGTAGTACTTGCACCCAATCAGTAACTTGCCAAGGGTAATCTACACCAGAGCCACCAGTCCATTGTTGGAAGTCCCTTCTTTCATCATACGATTGAGCAGTAGTATTAGTTTGGATTTTCCAATATCCATCTACCGTGTATTTAACAACTCCAGCCCCTGCGGTATAAATGTTTTTATATGGATTATTTGAAGATATATAATTTTGGTTATAACCTCCCCCAACTTGGACTGAAGTATAACTATGTCTTCTACCAGCAAATTGTGGCTTTCCATTTGCAGTTCCACTTAATTCATATAATCCATTTATAAGTGGCAATCCAGATGGCAATGACATTTCTCCTTTACCGACCAAGGTATAGTATTCACCACTTTGTTGTAGTGCGTTAGTAATCCTAAATCCACTTACTAATGGGTTGTAATCAGTGAAAACCGCTGGGTTTTGCCCCAAGTCTAATTCAACGCCATCATCTACTCCATCATTATCACTATCTTTAGATAGGGGATTTGTTCCATGTGTATTAATTTCTGCTGAATCAGACAGCCCATCAAAATCTGTATCAGTATTATTTGGGTCGGTAAACGATACAGTGTTTTCATAAAAATCAGTTAGTCCATCACCATCACTGTCTGTACCGTCAGATACAAAAGAAACTTGTGAACTAGTAAAATCTATTGAAGACGGAGTTCCAAATATATCCTCTGATCCCAGTGATTTAACTTCAAAGTTATAAGTTCCAAAACTATGTACATCTTTAATTTCGCCTTTCGTGAGATAATAATTATTGCCTACAGAAATATCTTCTGCTTTAGGAACAATTTTACTATCTACTTTACCATTTGGAGCAATAGCGGTCAATTGATAAGCAGTTTCATTTCCATTGCTACTTCCTGTAATCTCAAACTGTATATGTCTTTCTCTGCTATTTACAGTGACCACATTAGCATCAAAACCAATTGGCTCGGTGATATTCTTTATAACATGATTTGGTATTCCTACATTAAAGCTGTCTTCTTCTTCTATTTTAAAATCTTCTTTAGTTTCAATTAAATCAAATTTTTCTTTTCTATATTCTGTAGCTGTTACTGCATACAGATTATCTTCTTCTGGTTTTATACTTAATACCCTGTATTGATGCTTCCTTCTATTTTGTAGGTCTAAATTGATAAGACTACCAGTTGGCACATCATTTAAATAAGAGTTTGAATCTGATACACCTATTTTAATTTGATTTCCATCTTGCTGTGCTCCAGTTACTTTTAACTTTACCGCTTGCGGGTCATACAAGTTATTTAATATTTCATTTGTGACCAAATTACCGCCTTTAATATGATCATATAATTCAGTCAGTGTATCTTGTCCAGTTGGTGTAATTACAAAAGCTCCAGAATGATTAGTTAATATTGAATTTACATTTGGCCTATCCTCTATTTTGATAAATTTATGGCCAACTGAGTTTACTTCATACTCTAAAAGCTTGCCATAACTTGCTTCAAAGTTTTTAAGATCATCTTGTATTTCTATTACATCTCCAATAGAAAGCATTAAACTTTGGCTTGATGTTTTAAAATTAACTATTTCTCTTTCTAGTTTATTGGTATACAAAATATACCTACCCAACCTAGCTGCTTGCGCTCTACTAGTGCAACCTTTACCATTTATATCTCTTCTTAAAATTCCATTTTGTCGCATTGATTCTTCGTCAATTACGGTTTCTTTTTTAGCGGTAAAATCATCTCTCTTATCTAAAAATGTTACTTCTGCTACATTAAATAATGATGATTTGTTTGTTGTTTGATAATTAAATATACCATCAAAAACATTTTCATTATTAAAAAATGTCATTGGGTCTTTTGGTTGATCTGCAAAAAAATCTAATCTTCCGTTAGCCCAGAAAGCCATGCCATTAAAAACAGTACAAATATCATTTATAGTCTTAAATGCATTTTGTGCTGATGCTAACATTATATTGCAAGAAAATCTTGGCTCTAATCCACCGACTCCATCATCTAAACCTACAAAATGGCCATTATCATCTACAGAATCGCAATATCTTCCAATTTTGTATAAATTAAATATATTTATATCTTCTAAATCATCTATTCTGTTTCCAATTCCGTACCTTTGATTTGTTAATAAATCGTAAAGAATCCAAGCTGGATTATCAGTCCAAGCTAATTTAAAGGTTCCGTCCCAATCTCCATCGTATACAATTCTAGTTCCTAATTGTGAAACATTTTTAACAAATCTTTTATCACTTCCATCTAAATCCAAAGGATAATAGTTAGAAGGAACTTGAACTCTTTTTAATCTTAGCCTCCATTGTTTATTAGGGGGTTCTCTAAAAGTTCTTGCGTCTAGAGTTGTTTTCATGATTGCAGAAAATGGATATTTAAATCTTTCTTTTACAACTTCTATTACTTGAAAAACTCTCGCATCTCTACCCATTCTTACGCTATTTGTTTCAAAATCATTTTTTCTAATTTCTACTATCCTAGGAAACTTCTGTGATAAACTTTTAACGTCTTCCCCTGGATAGAAGGGTAAAAGATCAGAATAAGTAGGCAATATTATTTCGTCAGTATCAACTGCATAAAAATCACTGACTGTTCCAAAGTAACTTATTTTAGTTTCATTTTTTGGATATATATCTTCCACTACCCCATCAAAATAAGTGAAAATAGAAAAATTAATAGTTAAACCATCTCTTTTAATAGAAGTCGCGAGTGGATCTTGTTCTTGTATTATTTGTTGATAAAGTGATTCTATGATTAATGTTACCTTAACACAGTCTACATCTCGTCTATTTACGGTATGAATTAAAGGAGTGATATCTGAATTTAATGGTAAATTTTCCATCCAATCCGATTGATATGTTCCGTCTGGTTCAATATCCGAGCTTGCAGTGCCGTCTATGGCGCTGTATTTTCTCATTCCATAATTATAATCTGTATTATCTCCAGTCAAATTTAAAGAAAGGTCGCCTGCTACAACGCCTCCTTCTCCTTCGTCAACAATTTGAGCTGTGACTGTTGGTGGGTCTGAACCGTATGTATGCGCGCTGTAGTTACCAAAAATGAAACCACTTCCTGCAAATTCTCCTTTATCGGCTGTTGTAGCAAACGTTACGCTTTGAACGACGCCATTGCTAACATTTATAGTAGGATTTGGATCTTGATAAATTTCTAAATTTGAATTAAAATTTAATGTAACATTATTAGAATAATTTGAGCCACCATCTGTTATATTTACGCTGTCTATTCGCCATCTATAATATGTAGCTCCCCTATGGCTCAAAGGGCCAGTGCCATAATCAAATCTTGAGAGCGAAACCTCAGCGGTTGCAATCTCTTTTTCTCCTATAACAGCACCAGCTCTAAAAATTTCATTAGGCCCAAATATATTTTTATTATATTCTATACTTGTAACACTTTCGTTACTAAGAGGTTGTTGATTTTCTTCTCCTAAATTGTAATCTATTCTAAAATTATTAAAGTTAAATGTTTCTGGTTGATTTTGTTGAACAGTTATATTTAATGATTTGCCAGTAACGTTAGCATCTGGTGCCCCTAAATTTGGGTTTTCTACGTGCAGATAAACAATTTCACTACTGGGTGGGTTAACTGGCGCATCTGGTTCTACATATCCAAAAACATCCCAACCGTTATCTATTCCCGATTGTACTGCAGCAGCTGCTTGTGGGTTATTTGCTAAATCTTCATTTTTGCTTCTTATTCTTACAAGGAGTTTTCCAGTGTCTAGGTTTCCCGCAGTATTTTTTGGAGGCGAATCGCCCACCCAGACTGGCCACAAAAAAGACCCTTCTACATCTTCAGTTTCTGATTCTTTTAATTGAAACCCTATAGTCTCTGTGTTTTCTGCTCCTGTGACAAAAGGATATTTCATGTCCTCTTGATATCTTGTGCCACAATTTGTAGTTTCGTTAGTAACTGTTCTTAAAGTTATAGATTCATTTATTTGTTTTGTTGATAAATCAAAGCCAGTTATTTTAGGAAATACAAATTTTAATGCATTAGGATCTCCTACATTAATAGGAGTTCCGTCTAAGGAGAAATCTATTTTTGCATCGCCGCCCAAAGAAACATCTGTGGTAAAAGGGTAATCGTAATTTACACCACCAACATTAAGTGTAGTGCCCGTACTTAAAAAATCTGTTGCCGCAAAAGTCATATATGCTATGCGTGGGTCTTTTGCTTGTTCTTCACCTCCTAATGTTTTTTCTAAAACCGTAAAATCCCTAATTCCTATAAAGTCTCCAGTCTGAGTTAATCCAGTAAAATCGTCTCCTTTCTTCAAATTAAATCTCATTTTTCTGAAACTTCGATTCCCGCTGTTCGTAAATTCAAAATCAAAATCTCTCCAATTGTCGTCTTTAAATGGGCCCACTGTTGCTATGTTCTGGCCTTCTATACCTTGTGATTGATCTCCTAATAAATAAAAATTAAAACTATCAACTTTAACATTGCTTGATGGGAAATGAAGTGATCCAGTAATTCTGTAAGTTTTATTGGGTTTATACCATCTTTGAGTATTACCACTAACTCCTGGTAGCGACCCTTCTTGTAAAAATGCTCTTGTTATAGAAGAAACAAAAGGAGAAGGGTTAACATCATTTACGGTTACAGAATAAGTTGAACCAGCTACCTGCGATTCTGGAGAATAAATACCTTGTATAGTTACATTACCTTGGGAGCTACCGACGCCAGCGCCATCAACTCTTCCTTCATTAGTAACCGTATAATTGTTTGTTAAGGCTCCACCCTCTCCAACCTCAAATGTTATAGTTGGCAAACTGCCTGCTGTCATATCGGCCGAATCAGCAGGAGGAGTGTATGCCGTAAGACCATCTAAAACTAAGGTTGGCGTTCCAAAATAAACTCCTCTTCTTACAAAAGAGACTGGATTAGAACTATCTAATTTCCAAGATCTAGTTTTAAGTACACTGCCTCCTCTCCTCTGGACAGCCACGTCGGTAGAATATATTACCCAATTTAATTGAATTACAGCTGCTTGAGATTCTGGTACTACTTCTGGTTCATCCATAACAACCAACTTTTCGCTAAATAGTCTATTCTCCTCGCCCAAGTTAGCTACTAACTTTGGTTGATCATTAGGTCCGCTGGCGCCTGGAGTGGTTTGGTTAGTATAAGGTGTAACTGTCTGAGTGTTAGCGTCATATGACGCCTCGCTTTTTTCTACATAGATTCTTCTTGAAGTCCATGTGTTATATGTTACGATTCCATCATCTATTGATCTTGACTCAGTCGAAGTGCCACTTCGATAGTCGAAATTTTTTGGAGTTTTGTTGGCTTTCCCAGCCAAACGAGTGTGGCTATGATGATCTACTTCACCAGCAAGAGTCTCTGCTGATGTTTTTGGTAATAATTGAACATAAGATTCATGAAACCTTACAGGCTTCCAATAGTCTAATCCTATTGAATTTATAGCACTTGCTACAGTATCTATAATCGGTTCTTTTAAACCCTCTGGCTCTGCTTGTGCGGCTAATGAATATGTATATTTTCCAGGCTTTCCGTTTGAAAATCTATCATCGTAATGTCCAGTTAATCTTACTGCCGTTGCGCAAAATCTTTGATGGTTTGTATAGTTTCCACCATTCGTGCTTGTAGGATTTGCTATAAACTTAAAAAAAGCTCTATTACAAAATGATCTGTCCAAAAATCCCCTTTCAGTTATAGAGCATCCAAAGTCATAACTACCTTGATATAAAACTGGTTGATCTTCACTAAATACATAAGCATTTGGTATGCTATAATCAGTTTTATTAACTACAGAATTTGGGTGATAAATTTTTCTATATGAATATGGCACTTTTCTAAATCCAGCACCAGCATATCTATATAACATTTCATTTGGAGCTATTTCCATTTGAGCTGTATCGGTTGCACCACCTGCTCCTTTTGCTCCAGGGCCCCATCTCATTATGGTATTTTTCAGACCTTGTCTTGTGCAATTTAAAATATCATTTATGTCTTGTAATGGATTTACAACACCCCCTCTGAAAGTATTAACAGTACTGTTGTAATCTCCATTAGTGTCTGACCTACCTTGAATCCAACTATGATTTACTATGGGTTCTTTATGTACAAATCTAGAATTTAAATAATCTACATAATTATTTAATTCGCCACTAACAAAAGGTTTATAATTAAATTCTACGCCACTTAATTTTTGAATAATTAAAGGTTGACTTTGTTTTTTTAATGAGGCTGTTTCAGCTACAACTGTTCCATCTAAAAATGTAGCCTCTAATGGCGAACAGGAAGCACCATTATTATCAACAAATCCTTCAATTGGGCCTTCTGAGACAAAATCTGATGCCGTTAAGTCGGCACTTGATAGCAATAAGTCATTAGCAAGTGGAGGCATTAATCTAGCAAATCCACTACTTAGTCTATCAGCATTAGCTTGATTTACATTAGTTCCACCACCCTCTGGACCGTCTTCACTACCAAAAATAGAGTTTTCGTAAACCTTTTTGTATTTTTCTAATAAATACTCTTTCATCGCTAAGTTCTATATAATTCAGATATAGAGCTTCCGAAAGATTTTTGTATTTTTAATAATGCATTTGTGTTATTTGCTGAAAATCTTCTTTGAAGCTGTGTATCTTCATGCAGTTCAAAATTTGTAACAGATGTACCAACAACATAAGACCCAACTCTTAATTGTCCATAAACAATAGGTATAGCTCTGCCTTGAACTGCTGTGTTACTTGGATTTTGGAATAAAAAAGATGAGTTTCTAATAGAAGCTCTTATGCTCGCTTCGTTAGGTTCGTTTTCTGGAATAGGTGTTAATAGATACATAATTCCAGCTATAATTAAACCAACTCCTAAAGCTATAAAAAATGCAGAGACGGCAACACTTGTTGCACTTATACCTATACCCACAGCTACAATACCTAACACTACAGCAAGAGCGCCTCCACCATGCCCCATTAAACAAGGAACTATGTCGACTTGATTTATATTTTTTTCTTTTTGATTCAATTCAAATGCATTTTTTGATTTCCCGTTGACGATTATTTCATAATGACCACCTTTTTTTGATGCATTAATAATTGAATCTCTAAATCCTGGCAGAATGCATTCTATTGCTTTAACCACATCGGAAGGTTTATTAATATTACTAAATTCAAAAGAATCTCCATAATCTTTTGATAATTTACCGTGTAATTTTATTTTTGTCATCATTAGTAAGAGCTCCCTCCTCCGCCACCGACACCGCCAGCGCCAGCTGAACTTGAAATACTACCACCAGCAGTGGTCTTGCCAACTGTTTCATTCCTGTTTGTTGCTTTAATTTGTGTTTCTATTGTGTTAGATCCGACTCTTAACTCTCCGTATCCTATGGGCGCATTAAGATATTGTTGAGTAAAATTAGATTTAGATGCAAACCAAAAAGAATTACCCCCTAACTGAGCAACCACTAATTTTGGTTCGTTTTCGGGTATGGGCGTCATTAAATATTGTATACCAGCCATAACTAAGCCAATAGCTAAATTAACAGCAAATGCTACAAGAAATGGGCCACTCCCACCAATATAGGGAACTATATCTATTTTTTTTATTTCTTTTTTTTCTAGTGCTTGATTAGCATTTTTTACTAAATCTCCGTCTACAATAAATTGGTAATAATTATTTATTGACGCCTCTTTTAAAAAAAAATTTTTAAATCCATCGTAATTAGCGTCTATAGCAAAAACAGCATCTATAGGAGTTCTTATATTTGCCATTTTATGAACAGCTTTAAATTTTTTAGAAACTAATCCATGTAATACTATTTCAGTCATGCTATTTCCTCCATTAGTTGTTCAAAATGTTCTTTTTTTGCGTCTGAATATTCTGGAGTATGAACACCAAATTTGTTGTTTTTAGTGCAATAAATTAAAAATGGATAACAAATAATATCAGCAGATTGAATATCAAATTGAGAGGCGTTTTCTGTTCCGTCATTATGAGAATGATAAATAGCCACAATATCATTATTGTTTTTAACATGGAGAAACTCTTTTGCTGGTATATAAAATTCATTCTTTTTATCTTCTGCTCGATTTTCGCACATGATTAAATCTAATTCTCCATCTTTATGAACGACAAAACCACAACGCTCTTGTGATGTATCTTTTTCGCACTCAAATTCTATTTTGCTTTTTATACTCATTAGTAAGAATATTTCTCCGTTCCTGGGAATCCTCCATAAGGAAGATCTTTATTGTTATTTATTCCTCCGAAATCTTCGTTTGCGTATCTTAATCTACAACCGAATAATTTTTTAGAGCATTCATCTTTTATCCATAAGTCTGGTTTTTTCTCTGGTGGTGCGCCACTAGCTGACGTATGGCCACTTTTACATATGTAATAAACTGGGTGTTGTTGATAGTAATTAGATGTAAGACCTTGCCCCTCACTTACTCTGTCACTAAATTTAAAAACATAATCACCTTGTACATATGCAACCCCAGTATCCCAAAGCCCTTTATCGTCTATACAAGCGTTAACAGTTGTTTTTTCGTCATGACTATTGGCTTTAGATCCATCGTTTGGAATTAGATCGCTATTTAACCTAAAAGTACTTCCTGCGCCAGTTACAAACGTTACATCATCTGATGTTCCTATGGGTCTATCGTGTTTTGCTTGTGTTTTATTATATCCATATCGACATCCAAAACCTCTGTAAATCCAAGTGCAATATCTTGATGATATTTTTCTTGCTGGTATTTCTATATTTTCAAGCTCTAAGCTTGATACTAGCTCAAATTCTACTGCTAATTTATTTTCTGTTACTTTTCTAGAAATAAAGTATTTATCATCTGGCATTCTTGCGCTCGGATTGGCTGTTCCATAAGGATTTTGGTTATTAGGAAAGTTAGCATCATCTAAAAATTTCAAAAATGTTCTTTTTCTTACTACTTTTGCATTATTTAAGTTATCAAAGCGCCTTAGAAGAGATGAGACATAAAGTCCAGCATTTGATACTTTTAGGATTGGTCTGGGCAGTCTTTGATCTCCTAATATATCAAATCCTTGAGATTCCAAAGCCAAAGGCAAATATTCTTGACCATCGAATATTATTACGCCTCCTATTCCGTTTGTGCCTCCATGAAAATTAAGCTGAGATTGCGAATCATTCTGATAATCATAGTACAAAGTATATAGCTCCAACAACGCTGTTGGTTCCACATCAAAAATAGCCCTTGCAAAATCTTGATTTATTCCATTTGCCATGTAGTATATTACACCGAAAAATATAAAAATAAAATGTGCCCTACAAACATTTCATATAGAAAATATACATCCAAAGATTTTGAAGATGTATTTAAGCTTTTTCTTAAATTTCAAGCAAAAGCTAAGCTAAGCCAACATCATAGCATATGTAAAGACCAAAAACCAATATTTTTCTTACCTTATTTAAATGGCGAGTTAAAAAAAATAATTAAAGATCACAAATATCATTATGTTGGCATAGACACAGATACAAATACTATTATAGCCTATGCGTGTTTTCATGATAGCAGCCTCGCTGAAGAGGCAGTTGATTTAATTTTAGTTTTTAAAGACGAAACAATACCTTATAATAAATTCCTTAAATACTTATTATTATTAACAATGCACAACGAGTTTCCTAATAAAAGGATTTTCGCATGTTTGAATAAAAGAGACAAATACGATAAATATGTCAATTTTATGAAAAAGTGTTTTAAAATTAATGTCATGCGAAAAGATCAGTTCGATAGGGTATATATAGAATTTTTAAAATGAGAGTTTGCGAAAATTATAAAATAATACCTTACGAATCTAAATATTTAGACGAATTATCTTATCAAATAATGAAATTCCAACGTAAAGCTAAAACAGCATATTACGAATCAGATATAGAGTATAAGACGTTTACTGAAAAATTTGCTTTTTTTAAATCAAAAACAAAAGATTTGATAAACTCTTGTCAGTACAATGACGTTGTAATTGACGAAAAAAGTAATAAAATTTTTGGATTTTGGTGTTTTAAGATAGAAAATGGAGTGTGTTACGTTGCTTTTATGTTTAAATCTCAAGAATTTAAAATGAATACAACAATGTTTAAAGCCTCCTACGAAGCTTTTAATGGTATGAAACCATTAGGCTTTAATGAAGTTCATACTACTTTAAGTAGGAAAGAAAAAAAATATTTAAATTTTTTAAAAAGATATTATAATATAACAATTAAAGACGGTAACCCAATTCATGCAATTTTTCACATATGAAGCATATATATAAAAAATTAGATGCAATTATTGATAATTTTAATAAAATAGCCTACAGAAATATATTATATACCGTCAAGCCTTATGATGTTGAGAGTATTTTATCTGAAGAAAATTTAAACAAAATATCAGCCGAAGGCGATTTAGAAAAACCTTACTCTGTTGAACGAAAAGATAATTACAATAGTATTGTTTTAGACCAGAAAGAACTTTTTAAAATAAAATTAAAAGAAATGGTTGAGAAATCAACTGGAATCAAAAGAAGATATTCTGGTTTCTTTTGGTATCCTCCTAATGGTTTTTGTGGATGGCATACAAATAATAATGCTCAAGGAGAGCGTATTTATTTTACTTGGGCCGCTGAAGATAACAAAAGCTTTTTTAGGTATAAAGACCCAGATACTGGAGAAGTTATTACAGACTGGGATAAAAAAGGGTGGCAACATAGAAAATTTTTAGTTTCAAAAGACAAACCTTTCTGGCACTGCGTTGGCTCTCAGACAAATAGAGTGTCGATAGGTTTAAAACTAGACTACAATTAAAGTGTAAACCTTGTAAAGAAATATAAAATTATGTCACATTTTCAAATTTTATACAGAAAAAATTCGTTAAACTCAGTAGAAGAAGCTCCATTACACAATGAGGCAATAAAATTATTCAATAAAATTGAATCTACAAGCGAAAAAACTGCTATAGAAGTTATACACGCGTCTATTTTAAAAGATAATATTATTATAAATAAATATGAAAGAACAGAAGAAATTGCCATTGAAAACGGCGAAGATGATGTAATTTTAATCGATTCAGACAACGAAGATTTTGAATAATTAAAATACCCGTTTATTTCATAATGTTTGATGCTTTTGGTGTAAAATACATAAATGTCGCTTACAAATATACACTTACTAGAAAAAGAAATTCGCGCAAGTTTCGATGTTACTCGTTTTTCAAGCGGAGATTTTGCTGGGCGCATCACTACATTTCTTTCTATTTTTTCTTCTAATTCACCACATTTTACCAGTATTATAAGAGAATACAATCGAAAATTAAGCCTATTTAATCTTTCAAGCCAAATTATTACCCCCATAGATGCTGGGTTTAGACCTTTGGACGATTCTTTTTTTGGCACAATTATAGAACCAAGAAAACAATTCAGTCAAGGTAGTTCAAGTTCGGATGTTCAACAAATTTGGAACAATCTCGCTTCTACAACCTCATCAGTGCAATTCATTAAACGATCTACAACAACCCCAGATGGCATTCAAGATAATATTCAAGCACCATCGAGTGATAGAAGGATAAGAATATTTTCCTTCAATCAACCGATCGGTTATGGTTCTGGCAATTTTGCCACAGATCTTAATTACCCTGTTAGATTTAGAGTAAGTTTTACTGTAACAGAAAATAGCGGTCATTCCGTGACCCAAAAACTTAACTCTGGGCAGTCCGTCGACAT